CAGATTAACTTGTCAAGCTCAAGAGCGTGAAGTTGCAAAAGGTAGTTAGTGATCTGTGCTTCAAACGGCAAGGACTTATCTTCAGCTGATGCACCTGGAGCAAGAGCTAACTGTGTCCAAAGACCATCAAGGTCTTTCTGGCAGAATCTCTTCATGTATCCAAGAGTCTCAACCGCGATAGCGCGATCTGTGAATACTGTGTCACCATCAGGGGACATTTCACAGTCTCCAGCTTGGTAAACGATTGAATCATCAAGAAGTTTGATCTCTTGAGATCCTTTAACACCTTCTTGAATTGTAATGTAGCGAAGCGTTTTAGCTTCAGTGACTGAACGTGTGATCAGGTCCTCTCTTTGCTCATCTACATAAGCAGCAAGGCCAGATACATCATAGTCAAATTTCGATTTGATGAATTTTTTTAGTGACATCTTATCCTTTTATTTGCGATTTTAAAAATACTTGTCTAGCAGTCAGGGAGCTAGTTACCCGTGAGAATTTTTCACCTTCTGTAGTGCCATTAGATGGAGCTGACTTGAATGCATCGAATTCTGATTTCATTGCGCTCATCTCTGTGCGTAGTGTCTCATTGTCGCTCACAATAGTTTGGATCATTTCTCCTAGGCTTTCGACTACCTTAGAGAATGCCTCCATCTTTGTGGATAC